CAGAACCTGCACCTGTAACTGTGTAGTGAGTAGTTAAAGTTTTAACTGTTTCAGTAGCTGTGGCATCCCTAATAATAACTTGAATATCAGCGTCTGCAAAGATCTTAAAAGTATAGTTGAAGGTATCGAGTGTACCATTACCTGCGTAGGAGTTCTTTACTGTAGTAGATGATATTGTCATATATTAAAAACCTTTAAACTTAGATGATGGATTAGTCAATAAAAACTGTTGACCAGAATCTCTTTTCATTTTTCTTTCAATTCTTCTTAAAACTCCAGGAGATAATGTTTCCATCATTTGATAACCTATAAGGTAATCAAATCCCATTTTCAAGTAAAACAAATTAATAAATGGTATGTTTCCTGTAACAGTTCTATATGATTGTTTTAAAGCAGCATCTTTTTTACCTTGTATTCCATGTTGAATAGCTTGTATTATTTCAGCTGCTGTTCCTGGAACTGGTCCTGCAAAACGACCTAAAAGATCAAAAGCACCCTTAGTTTCTGTAAATAAAAAATCACCATATATACCTAAACCACCACCTTGTAATATTGCTGCATAAAATGTTTTCATTTTTGATGGATCTCTAGGAGATTTACCTTTTAATAAATCTTTTGCTGTCATTGAAATATATCCTAATAAAGCACTACTAACAAATATAGATGCTAATCCTAAAACACCTCTTGCTGAATTGCCTGCTTTAAAAAAAGATATTTCTCTACCTAATGATTTTTGAATTATTGCAAATGGAAATGCTTTAAATTGTGCAAAAAATCTAATAGCTTCACCAATACCAGTTCCAGCTAATGTTCCTTGTGTTAATGTTGCTTTAACTCTAGCATCTTGTTCTATAACAGCAAAGGTAGATCTATCTAAAAATATACCAGATATAGATGCTTTAAATTTTTCTCTTTCAATATCTATTTGTCTTTTAGTTAAATTTTTTTTACCAGTTATTTTTTTAATTATATCATCATCTAATTTATCTAAATTTCTAACAGAAAAAAATTCTCTACCATCATCAGCTTTTTCCATAGCTACTTTTCTAATAGCATCCCATTTAACTTCATCAACATTGAATTGTTTTAATAAAGTTTTCAATCTTTCATTTAATGAATTAAATTTAATATTTTTATTTTTAGCTAAATAATTAGCCATACCAAGCATAGCACCTTCTTTTAAAGAGTTGGTCCACCAATTAAGTAGATTGGCTTTAAAGAAAGTTCTTTGAATTTTAGTAAATTTTTTATTTAAATTATCGCCAATAGAATATCTTGCTGCTAAATCATAAATCATATTATCAGCAATAAAGCCTAATTGTTCTGCAATTTCTCTATTCTTTTTATTTTTTAATTTTGCCAAACTTCCTAATGCTTCACCCATACCGCCTAAAAAAGATCTTCCTTGATACTTCATTTCTGAAGCATATAATCCAACATCTGCCATAGCAGATATAGCTGCAAAACCTAGTTTAGACATTGATGCAATAGATCTTGTTATTGCAGACCATTTAGCAAAAGAGAAATCTTCTACTCCATGTATTCTTCCATCTACTACCATTAAAAATTTTTCAAATTTTCCACCAGATATTTTTTCTGTAGATTTTTCTAATTTAACTAATCGTCTTGCAACTAGATCTCTAATTTTTTCAAAATTTTCTTGAGGTTTTGTTCCTAATGTATCCATAATACCAATGTTTCTTCCAGCAACATCAAGTCCAGCAAAAAAAGATTCTTTTAAACTTCCAACTCCAAATTTAGAATTATATTGATACCAATCATCAGCTGATTTAAAATGAAGCACTCTTTTTGCAGCTGCTTTTTTTGTAACATCATTAGAATTAATTGGTGCATTACGAGAACCAAAAGAATTAATAGCACCATCTGATCTTAAATAATGATTTTTAATAAGTGAATTATAAGCAAAATCTAAAAACTCATCTCTATCTGTTGTATTTGCAAAGGTTCTTTCTTCATCTAGTAATGGAGTAACATATTCTTTCCATGCTTTTAAATTTTCACTATAATTATCTGCACCATCTAATATTTTTTTTCCTAATACTTTAGCTGCATCTCTAACTTTATAAGCATCATGTGATTGTCTAATAATCCAACCCCAAAGTCTTTCAATATTAGCACCACGATCATTTAATTTTCTTCTAATCATTTCAGAATATTCTTCCATTATTTCTGCTAATTTTAATATTTGAGGATCTTTCTCTTTTACTGGTGGTTTAATTCCAGTTCTTTGTTCAATAGAAGTTTGTTTTTGATTTAACTCTTGTATTGTTCTAGCTAATCTTTGTTCTAAATCTTTAATTGGTTTTCCAAATTCATCTGTACTTTTAAAAAATAAATCTTCTAAATTATTTTCTCTAAGTTTTTGATTAAAACCTGCTATTAATTGTCTTTGCATAGAAAACTGTTGCAAAGCAACAGCAGATCTTGATCCTAATTTTTGTTGATTAGAACCAACTAATATTGCAATTAAACCTTCTTCTGGATTTTCTGGAAATTCTTTTAATACATATTCTACTGATTCTCTTATTTTAATTTCATTTTCAAAAGCATTTCTTTTATTAATTTTTTTTTGTAATTTTCTTCTTTCTAAAACATCTTTAGCTACATCTGGAACTTTAATATCATCAAGTTTTGTTATTTTTTGTTCAGCTTGTGCTTTACGAATATCGTCTAATATTTCATCTGCTTTTAAAGATTTTATAGATGAATCTTTTAAAAGTTTTTCAACACGAATAAAACATTTGTCTTTAGCCATAATTATTTTCCATTAACACAATTTATAGCGTCAACTATAATATTATTTATATCTCTTTCTTTTGCAGAAACTTCATCTATTTCATCTTGAGTTGATTTAACTTCTGGATCATCTATAATACCTAATTCTTTTTGTCTTGTTCTAATTTCATTTACTTGAATTTCCAATGCTTCATTATCTAAATCTACTTGTTTAGTAACATTTCTTTCATTACCAATATTTTTTTCTAAGGTGTCTAATTCAACTTTATCTGGATTAGAAAACTCTGTATTTCTATTTATTTTTTCTGGAATAACTTCATCTGTTGTTCTTAAACTTGGATCTATTTCTGCAGTTTTTCTAACATCAACTTGTTCTTCAGAAAGAATATCTCCTATAGCTTTTGATAATAATGCTTTTTTAGTTTCTGGTTTTGCTTTATCTAATTTCATCATTGTGTCAGCATTTTCTGGATAATATATTTTATAAAGATCTATTTCTGGTTCTTCTGTACTTTTAATTCCTAAATTTTCTCTAGCCTTTCTAACTTTTCTTTTAAAGTCTTTAATTGTTTTAATATCTTTTAATTTACCAGCACCAACATGAAGTCCACCACCAAATAAAGTTCCAAATCCTATATTTAAAAAACTATCTGCAAGATCATAATCTGCTTGTTCTTTTTGTGCAGCACTATAAATAAAAGGTTCAACAACTGCAGCACCTACACTACCTTCAACTGTTCCTCTAACAAATCTTGCTTTATTAAATCCAACAGATCTTGCCAATCTTTGAAATCTAAGTTGTCCAAAAACAGGAATAAAAGAAACACCAATATTAATTGGATCTAAAACACTTGTTCCAAGACCAGTTAAAAATTTTAATGTTCCAGGTAAAAAACCTTGTGGTCCTCTTTGTATAATACTTTGCCTTCTTCTTTCATTTTCTTTTCTGTCAACAATAATATCAACAATAGATTGAGGTTCATCTTGATCAAATACTAATCCTAAATCAGAATATTTATTATTTAATTCATCTCTAGGTATTAAAGGTTCATCTTCTTCTCTTGCTCTTTTTTGCGTAGAACTTAATTCATAACTTCTTATAATTGATGATATTGGATTAAACTTCCAAGTATCCTCATAAACAGCACCTAAAGTTTTTTTTAAAGTTGTTGAATAAAGATCATAACCATTTTCTTTTGCATTTTCATTTACATCTATACCAAAAGTTAAATTAGCCATTATCTTTTACCTAATATTTTTTTATCAGAATTAATTATTTTTTTTTGTATACTTTCAGAATAATAAGATCCATAAGATCCTCTTGGTTGTAACATTTCAGTTTTTTCTCTTATTTTAGGATCTATTGCTATTGAAGAATATTGAACTGTATAACTTATATCATCAAAATTTATTTTTAATGGTACTGATATTTCTTCACCTGTATCTGCATCTACAATAGTTTTTGATAATAAACCAAAAGAACCATCATCAAATTGTATTCCAAAAACAACTCCAGATCCATCAGCAGAATTTATCCATGCACCATTATTTTTAATTTGATATTTCATTTCTGCACTTAATTCTTTATCATCATCTTCAAATGTTGATTTGAAAAGATCTGGATTATATTCATCAATATAATAAGTTTGAACTATATCTAATTTTTCTTTAAATTTTTTAATATGGTTCTCAGATAAATCTTTTCCATTATATTTTTTTGGTATAAAATAAGTTTCTTCTACATCAAAATTTCCTTTAATTAAATTAATAGCTGATTCAATAGCTTTTTTTTCATTTTGTTTATTAACTAACATTTCATTTGCTGCATAATAAGTTAATGTATCTTTAATATCTGAAAGTTTATTAAAAGCTACACTTGTATCAAATTGATTTGCTATCATTACTACATTTTCAAATTCTTGTATTCCTTCTTGAATAGCATTTCTTATATCTACTTGTTTAGAAGCTCCTTGATCTTTTAAATATTGATCTAAATTTTTCTTTTTTTCTTCAGAATCAAAACTCATAAATTTTTTAGTTAATATTGGATTGTCAAAAATAAGAGATAGTTCAGCAGTAACAGGTAATCCATTAGCAGTTAATTGTGCTAAAGCATTAGAACTATAATCTCCAAAGTCTACTTCTAAAGATTTTAACATATTTATTTTTTGATTTTCATCTGCAATCATATAATTTGATACAAATTGATTTGATTCAGCTGAACCCATTACTTTAATTAAGGTATCATCTTGTCCAAGTTTTTTTTGTTTTTCTACTAATATATTTGTAAGTTCTAATTTTTTTTTAGATTTTGATTCTGGATTTTGATCCGCATCATATTCTTTAATTAATCTTTCTACTTCATCATCAGTTCTATATAAAAAAGAAACGGGATCTTTAGCTAAATCTTCTTTTTTAGAAGATTGAGCATCAATTAAAGCATTTTGAATTTCATCTTTTTCAATATAAGTTAAACCAGAATAATCTTTTTCTCTTATTACTTTAGCAGCAGTTTGATCTGTACTTTGATTTATTCTTTTAATATCATCTGCTGTTTGTAATATAATTTTATATCCTCTTTTAAATTTATTATAATCTTCTGTAGATAAAACATCTTTAATTAAATCATCATCATAAGGTATAATATCACCATTTTTTCCAGCAGCTTCTATATTTAATATTTCATCTTTAACTTGTGGTAATAATGAAGATTTTGCTTCTCTAATTAATTTATCTCTTTCATTTAGATCAATATTAATAAATTTATTTTTATCTTTTAAATCTTTTAATGCTTGACTAGGATTTTCAGTAATCATTTGATTAGCTTCAAATATCTCTAATTCACTTGGTATGTTTTGAATTAATTTATTATAATCATCTAAATCTATTCTTCCTTTAAAATTATTTTCATAAAGTTGTTTAAGTTCAGAACCAACTAATTGAAAAGCCAAAGGATCTTTATCTAAATATGCTTGAGTTAATAATCTATTTTTTTTAACACTAACTTCATTATCTAATGATTGAAGTATATTAGTTGATACTCTGTTATTAACTTTAAATATTCCTTTTTGAACTTCTCCATAAAAATTATTATTAAATAATGTTTGAACATATTTATTAGAAGCTCTATTAGAAAAATTATTTTTAATTCTTTCAGATTCTGTTTTAACTAATTCAAATGCTTGATCTTTATTATCTAATCTACTTGCTCTATCTAAGGTATCAGTAAATTCTAATAATGCTTCATTTTCTAATTTTAATGCTTCTGTTTTATTTTCAAAATTTTTTTCTTGAACTCTATGTTGAACAATAGCATTTGTCGCAGGAGCAAGTGCAGTAGCTAGAGTTTGTGATAAAGGTATTTGAACATTTGATTTAACAGAACCAACTTCAGCAGTTGGTCTAGCTTGTGTTATAAATGTAGGAATTTTTGGCATTATTTATATGAAAGATCTGATGTAAATAAACTTTTACTTGATCCAGCTCCTTGAGTATATGATTTAGTTCCAAATGATGAAAAATTTGACATTGTTAATAAACTTGTTCCTGTTGAAGCAATCGTACTAATTTGTGCAAGTTTTGCTTGTTGTCTAGCAAGTTGACCAGATATACGAGCAAAATTTGCTTCTTCCATTTTTTTATTTACAGCAACTTTTGAATTATATTCAATTATATTTTTTTGTAATTCTGCTTCTCTAGCATTTGCCATAGCAATTCTATATGCTGTACCACTACCTTGAACAACACCAGATTTAGCAAGATTAACTTTTGTTTCACCTTCTAATTTTTGATATTGTTTATCAAATTGAGCAATATCAAATTCAGTTTGTTTTTCTATTTGTGCAGCTTCTTGTTCTGCAACTTCTGCATTTCTGTTTTGTACTGCTTGATTATATTTACCAATAGCACCTTGTTGTTGATATTGTACTGCACCTAATGCACCAACTACTGCTGCCTGCCACCCCATTAGAATAACCTCGCATACATATATTGATCTGAACCATCAAAGCCAAATTTTTTCATTAATCCTTCTTCCTCTAAACCTAACCACTTAGCAAATTTTAAGCCAGTTGTATAGTTTGCTCTTAC